CTCGTGAGTCGATCACGCATTTCACCGTTGCGCCGAAACGCTTCAAGCTGCCCGACGCTGACGAGCAGCTCGCCGGTCCGTTCTTCTTTGAAGGGCCGCCGCTGCATCGCCTTTTCCCCAGACTCTACAAAGCTTACGTCACCAAAGGGAGCTAACTGAACCATGGCCGGATCGTTTCAAAACAGGAAATTCTTTATCGCGTATCCCGATCAGTTCGAGATTCAGTCGGCGTGGGATGTCGCGGTCGCGAATGCGGACATTGACGCCCGGCACCCGCAGGTAACGCCGACGTATCCGACGTCGCAGGTGACGCGTGAGAAGACGCCGGACTGCTCGGGCGAATACTTCATCGCCGAGGATCTAACGTCCCGTCTCAAGCGGCTTCGTTTCGGATTCAATCCGAATGCTCAGATGCTGGCCGGATGGCTGGCCATGGCATACGGAACGGCCGCATCGCCGACGGGAACGCCGGCGGATGAGACCCAGACAATCACGATCAGCGCAACAGGCGGTACGTTCACGATCTCCTTCTCCTTCGAGGGACTGAGCGGCACGACCGAGGCGATAGCCTTCGACGCGACAGCAGCGGTCGTTCAATCAGCCTTGAACGCGATCCGCTCGGTAAAGCAGGGAACCCAGAACGCGGCGAATATCGCCGTCTCAGGATCTGCCGGCGGGCCGTACACCCTCACGTTCCAGAACAAGCTTGCCAAGGCGAACGTGCCGCTGGTGACAACGAATGCCGCATCGCTCACCGGTGGAGCAGGAACGGCCGTCGTAGCCGCAGGGACCGCGGGAGCGAACAAGCTCCATGCGATCTCACGCTCGACGTCCGATCAGCCGCCCCAGACCTCGCTGATCTACGGATTCGAGGGTGACTCCGACAATCCGCAGAAGATCAAGAACGTCGTCGTCAACGAGATCGCCGTATCCGGCACCGCTCGAGGCCGCGTGCTTGTCGAGCTGGACCTGATCGCGACCTGGCCATTCTCGGCGGGCGTTTATTCGATCCCGGACTGTATCAACTTCTCGCCGATCACGACGAAAGACGTACGGCTGCTGATCAACTCGTCGTACTACGTCGACGCGCTTCGCGAGTTCCGATTCGTCTACTCGAACAACATCATTACCGGGGACGATGCCTTTCCGTTCGACGATATCGACGCGATCCGCCTTGAAAAGGGCGACCGCACGTCAATGTTCAACTTCACGATCTTCGGCTCCAAGGGCGACACGCTCTACACGCTTGCCGAGACCGAGCCTGAAGAGGATATCTCGCTGCATATCGGTCGTCCGGGCGATCGTGTCTCGATCTACGCCCCGTCGGCAAAGCTGAAGCTCGAGGATACGGATACGACCTTCATCGGCGATGCGAACCGCTCGGCTATCAGCTACATGGCCGAGCCCTTCCTGGACGAAGGACTCTCGGGCACGCCCGACTATATCGAGGCGAACCTCGATCAGACGGTCCAGTACCTCTTGACCTAAGTTTCCACAGTACCGGCGTGGGGCAGCGGTTAAATACTGCCCCCGAATATGAAAAGTTCAACGAAAACCGCAACCGCAACTGCATCCATCTTCGATCGAACGGATATCGAAGTTCCTCTCTCTTACGACTTTCTGCCGGACGTCAGCATGAAGTTTTTCATGCGCCTGCAGATGAACAAGGAAGCCGTCGAGAGCAATCAAAAGTTCCTCGGATTATCGAAAGAGCAGCGTGACGAGAAAGATCACGAGAACAACGTGCATCTGCTCGCTACCCTCTCGACGCGTTTCCCCGAAGGCGTTCCCGGGCTCGAGCTCGGCGAGGGTGAAAACGTCGGCTCGGCGATCACGCGGTTCTTCTCCGATCGCACTGAGATGAAGCAAAAGGTCTGCATCGACGTGCTGAACCGTTACTTTCGGCTGACGCAGCCGAAGGAGTATCTTTGACAGCTTTCAGATCGTAGCGTGGCAGCTCCTCTACCACTCTCGTGAGTTAGGCGACCTTGCACCGCAATACGACGACTGCCCGAAGTGCCCGGACACGGACGAACGGCTCCCTGATTTCTGCGAGACGTGCCCGCGGCGGGAGATGGAAGAGGGCTTCACGGAAGCCTGCGAGAGTTATTTGAATGAGCGGGTAGGCGACGGATGGCAGCGATACGGCCTCGACGTTCTAAGGCGTGACGTGATCGACGTGATCGGCCTCGAGGACAGCCAGATCGAGCTGACGATGCTCGCCGAGCGATGCGTCGAGATCGTAAAGACCGAACGCCGGAAGATGAAGCGGATCGATGAATGGAATCGAAGGCAAAAGGAGAAAACGTAGAGGAGTTTCGCTACTGGTCTTGTGAAAGAAAGAGACCATACGAATCGAGGGCAACGGCGAGGGCCGAGAGGAAGAAGATGGAGCGGCGTCACGGCATCAAGTTTCAGATCTACAAATGCGAATTCTGCCGCTGCTTTCATCTGACGAAGAATCGAAATGGCCAATAAAGATCAAGTTGAAATAGACATAATCCTGAACGAGAAGAGTCTCGACGTTGGCCTGTCAAAAAGCAGGGCCAAGCTCGAGAGCTTTCGTCAGCAGATCATTATTGACCAGCAGCAGATCGCGGCGGCAGCGGCCAGCCAGTCTACCGACATATTCAGGAACCTCGCCGGGCAGGTGTCGCGATTCTCCGCGCAGCAGAAAGCTCAGCTGAGCTTCCAGGTGAACGACATCATCACCGGACTTGCGAGCGGTCAGAGTCCGTTCCAGATCCTCGCTCAGCAAGGCGGCCAGATCGTCCAGATCTTCCAGATGACCAAGGTCGCCCAGGAAGGTACGGCGGTGGCTACAGCAGCCGCTGCCGCGTCAGAAGCTACGTTTGCCACCTCAGCAAAGGCCGCGGCAGTCTCACAAGCTCAGGTCGCAGTGTCGTCCGAGGCAACCGCTGCCTCGATGACTCAAGCGTCCGGAGCGGCCACGGTACTCGGTGCAAGCGTCGTGTCGCTCGGGGCGATCTTAGCGGCCGGATTGGTGACGATCGGCGCGGTATACAAACTCACGAAGGACATCGAAGAGTCGGCCCAAAAGCGGCTTCAGCGTGAAAAGGAGATCACGGGCGAATTCAACCGGCAGAATCTCGCCTTCGCGGAGTTGGCGAAACGGATCAAGGACGCTGCGAACGCTCGCTCGTTCGGAGCCTTTGCCGGCGGGGATGACGTTGTCGGACTTCGAATCGGCCTGGCTTCACGTCAGCAGCAGCGACAGCAGTTAGAGGCAGACTTCAGGCAGCAGCAGGATCGCTACAACCGCTTGCTGCAGCTCCCCGGCCTTCCGGCAGACGTTCTCAAGCAGGCATTCCCCAAAGAGGCGGAAGACCGGCTCAGGAAGCTTGACGATGAGATCGTCTCGATCACGGACCGCCTTGCCGTTCTCAAAGAGCAGCAGCGTGAGGATTACCGCAACAATGTGTTCGGCGGCGTCCAGCGGGCGATCGAAGCGGATAGGAAGTCGGTCGAGCAGGCCGCGATAAATGCCGCGAAAGCCGAGCAGGATCTCGCCGAGAAGCGAAAGAAGATGGTCGAGGAATCGATCGAGAAGGCGAAAGAATGGGCCCGCTACATGGAGCAGGCCCGGCGGACGATCGCCGAGACCTTCGCGTCGACCTCAGATAATCCGTTCGTCAGGATCTTCAACGACGGAGCGAACGCGATCGACAGAGTAACGGCGGCAACCGGACGGCTGAGCGCCGGACTGCAGCAGACTCTTCGAGACCTCATCAACAATCGAACCGCGGCAGCAGACTTCGCTCAGCAGCTTGATAACCGGCTGCGAGCCTCGGACCTTCGCGACCAGGCTCGGCAGTTCAGGGCAGGGCGTCGGGACGAGGACGATCCGAGCGCAACCTTGAGGCGACGGCTGCAGGCTTTGGGTGCAGGAGCCTCTCCATTTACATCGCAGGACTTTCAGTACGATCCGCGGACGCAGCAGGTCGGGCAAGCGATCGCTGAGACTGCCCGCAATGCGGCCGAACGCCGTTTGATCGATCAGCAGATCATCCGGCTTACCGAGGGCCTCGATCCATCGAAACTGACAGGCCAACAGAACACACTCGCTGCGGCAGCTCGCGAGCGTGAAGCTCTCCGCCTCGAGAACGAGCGGCAGCAGGGCGTCAAGTATTTCGAAGCGATGAACAAGATCATCGGCGAAAACGGCTTGAAGGTGTCGATCGCGAACGGCAAGCACGTTGTCGAGATCCGCAACAAGGCGAAGGACCGGGCGGAAGTTACCGAGTCTCCGTCGCAGCAGCAGACGAACAGCTTTTACGATCCCAAATAATGGCCAGATACAGCCTCATTTCTATTGACGGGATCTACCTGACGCGGGACGGGCTGGACAGCGGCGTGCGGTGCAAGGTCGATGTTGAAGGGTTGCTGGCTCTCAGGCTCACCAACGGAAGAGTCATCCGGAACGCCATAACCGGAACGCCCAGAATGCAGAGACGGTCGGTCCTCGGAAAGCCGATCGCAATGGTCATCGCTTCGAAATCGAAATCAACCATGGACGATCTCATTGATGCTATCAACACGGCGGAAACTTCGGGGCAGGTTCATGCGGTGACGATAGAGGGCGACTCGGGCGACTTTGACCTTGATCTCGTTCTCGAATCGCTCGAGGGGCCGGACAGTTTCAGGAACGGCATTCTCAACCGCATCAGCCTTGCGTTCCGGGTGCATACGGTGAACTCGATCGCAGCAGGAAGCTAAGTTATGTCACAGGCAACAAATTTCTTGGAAGCGGCCTTGCTCGATCATCTGTTCGGGATCTCGGCGTATTCAGCTCCGGCGACGATGTATCTCGCGCTGTTTACAGCGATGCCATCGGGCGAGACGCCGACGGCTACGGAAGTGACCGGAGGTTCATACGCGAGGAAGGCGATCACAAATGACGCTACCGAATGGAGCCGAACGGGAAATGTCATCACCAACGATAACCTTCTCGATTTCGTGACCGCATCGGCGAACTGGGGCACGGTCACGCACTGGGCTTTGATGGATGCATCCAGTGGCGGAAACATGCTGGTCTACGGCGAGCTGTCGACGCCCGTAGCAATTAATAACGGATCGACGTTCAGAGTCGCGGCCGGCCAGCTTTCGATCACATACAACGCGAAATCGAACTACGCGGCCGGTAAGCTTCTTGATCACCTTTTCGGAATCGCATCGTGGACCGTTCCCGCCAATCAGTACATCGCCCTGTTTACGGCGGCTCCGACGGATGCGGGAGGCGGCACTGAGGTCTCGACCTCCGGAACGGCCTATGCCCGCGAAACGGTAGCGAACAGTGCTTCAGGATGGTCCAGGACAAACAACGAGGTCACGAACGATAACAATATCGAGTGGGCAGAAGCAACAGCGTCATACGGCACAGTCGTCGCGGTTGGGTCCTTCGATGCACTGACCGTCGGCAACATGCTCTGGTGGGCAACGAAAACGCCGAGCGAGACTGTAGGACTCGGATCGATATTCGCATTTGCAGCGGGAGCTTTGGCGTACACCCTTGACTAATGGTTATACCGACAGAGGTCATTTACGACGAGGATACGTTCATCAACCGTCCGACACTGGGATTGCGAACGTGGAAGGCCGTAACATCTGGGACGATCACGGAGATGCGTCTATGGGTCGAGAACGCGGGCGGGCCGGGTTCAGCAAGGGGATATTTCAATGTTCGAAAGAACGGAGTGCCACTGTTCACGAATCCGGACCGGCCGCAAGTGACAAACGCGGTCTTCAATGTGACGAAAACGGGATTGAGCATCCCGGTGAGTTTGGGAGACGAACTTTCTCTTGGCCTGGAGCGGGCCCAGAGAATCGTGATCTATTCACCGATCACCTTCTTAATGTTGACAGAGGAATAATATGGCGATCGTACACAGCAAAGTAAGCGCGGTAGCAGATGGTGCAAATACATCGCTCGTCCGTCCGTCCGATTGGAACGACGACCACGATATCACGACCTCAGTGGTCACGCCGGCGACGGATGACAAGATCCTGATCAAGGACACGTCGGGGAGCGACGGCCTTGCCCACATTCTAGTCTCCGCGTTACTCGCGTTGGTGGTCGATTCTGCTCCGGGTGCGTTGGATACGCTCAATGAACTGGCCGCGGCCCTCGGCGATGATGCGAATTTTGCGACGACCGTCACCAATGCTCTTGCGCTGAAGGCTCCGCTCGCACCTCGCGACGGTACTACCGCCTCGAGTGCGACGCCTACACCGGATGCGGACGCTCACGATCTCTACACGATCACCGCACTCGCGGTAGCTGCTGAGTTGCAGAATCCGTCGGGCACGCCCGTCAACGGCCAGGTACTGATCGTGCGGATCAAAGATGACGGTACAGCCAGGGCACTGACGTTCGACACGGATTATCGGGCAATCGGGGTGACTCTGCCGACGACAACGGTGATCTCGAAGACGATGTATATCGGCACGATCTACAACTCAGCAGATTCGAAATGGGACGTTCTTTCGGTAGTAGAGGAAGCGTAGATGAACTATCGAGCCTTAATCGGACTTATGGCAAGGGCTCCGGGCGGAGGCGGATACGACGCGGACGCTCAACCGTACATCGATGCTCTCGCCCTTCTCGGAATTGTCGACGCTACTTTGAATGACGCGTGGAATGACTTTGTAGTGTCGGCGAAGGCCGACGGCTATTGGGGTAACTTTACCGCCGTATATCCGTTTGGAGGCGGAACGGCAGCGGCCCACGCGATCAACGCGAAGAATCCGGGCACATACGACATAACCTGGGCGGGCGGCGGGGGCACACACAACGCAAATGGTTTCACGCCGAACGGATCCACTAGTTACGGTAATACAGGAATCAACGCTTCTTCCGTTCTGACCTTCACTGACTGTCACATCTCAACATATTCTCGGACGACTGTACTGAGCTTGAATCAGATTGACATCGGGGCCGAGGTTGGGGGAGGCGGGCGGTTATATATTTCACCCGCGACGAGCCTCAATGATTTTCAACTAACTATCGGTAACGGTGCGACGATCATCGCCGGCTCGCAGGGTTCGGACACGCTGGGCCAATATCTTGTTACCCGGAGGGGAACGACAGACTCAGAGGCGTACAAGAACGGTTCATCAATCGGCACAAACGGGGTCAACAGCGGTTCATTGCCTAACCTGAATATCACGATCGGAGCGTTGAACTACGACGACGGGAACCGCTATAACTTCTCCTCCCGCAATCTCGCCTTCGCATCTATCGGGGCGGGACTAACAGATACGGAAGCGGCGAATTTTTACTCGGCGGTGCAGGCGTTTCAGACCACTCTTGGGAGGCAGGTATGAGCTTCCAAATAGATTCATTCCAGGCCGACGCGTTTCAATCGGAGATATCCGACTCTCCGTTCATCATTCCGATGAACAAGCAGCGGACTGGATCGCGCGTCCTTACCACCGGCACCATCCTTCGCTACAAGGCAACCGTGACTGGCGAATTCTCGACTGTCGATATCTGGATCAACGGAGCGAACAGCTCGGCCACCTCGATCATCTTCAACGTCGAGATAAACGGCGATGCAGTCTTTTCCGGCGGTGATAGGCCGACGATCGCAACCGGAGCCAGTCATGTTCAGAAAACGAATGTCGGAGAAGCGGTAACCCTCGGAGACGATATCGAGATAACGATCGAACAGGTTCCGACGGAAGGCGTCGGCGTTCCGATAGATTCAATTATTCGCGTACTAGTCAGCTAATGCCGATAATCGAGCAACAAAGCGAGTCCCTCAGTGAATTGACCGTCGGGACAACCTTGACCGCTTCAATGAGCGGCTCGGTCACGCTCGGCGGAACTGCGCGAGCCTCTACGTCGATCGTCGCGACTCTTTCGGGAACGCTTGAGATTAGCGGCACTTTGGATGTCGAGACTGCGATCCTCGGTGTCTGCAACGGCTTCGTGCCGCCGCAGCCGGACATCTTCGGCGAAGCGGATATCTCAACATCGATCGATGCGGAACTCGTGCATCAAGTCGTGGCGAGTTCGCAGCTGCAAGTAGCGACGACGATCGCCGCTGAGCTCACCCCCTCAGTTTCCAATCCTGAAGTCTTCGAATGCCTGATCACGCTCGATCTGCTTATGCCGAGGCTGAGCGGAGCTCTGGAATACGCGACGAGGCTATACGTCGACGGCGTTCTCGTTCCGATCGTCAGCTATCAAATTCAGATCAGAAAAGACGGCTTTACCGATCTTGCGATTGAGCTTGACGACGTCGAGCAGCGGAGCCTGATCACGAGAGACGCCCTCATCGATTTCGATCTTGGTTGGGCCGAAGCTCCGTATGAGACGTTCACTTACGAGCGACTCCTCGAGGACGGCTATGTGAACGAATCGGCATTCGCCGAGAGGCCGCCCGATCTCGGGCCGGACGCGTTCACCTTTACCGCTCTGTCGAGCGTTCGCCGTCGTTTGAACCGCACGCCGGCTACGGACCTCTTCATCTACAATCCTAATCTCGTCGACGTCGATCCGTCGGACTTCCCCGTGATCTACGACGACTTTGGCCGGGCATTTACGACGGAGATCCTTGCCATCCCGGATCTCACGATGGAGAAGCTTTTCGAGGAGATCTTTGAGAATCGCTGCGCCTTCGCCGACTTTCAGACGAACCTTCCCGTAAAGAAGCAGTCCTGGCCCTTGTCGAGCGTTCACTTCGAGGGCGGTGTGCCCTATCTTGCGGCCATCAACCCGCGAATCGGTATGTTCGATCCTACGCTTGAGGAGGTTGGAAATACTTTGTGGGTCCGCGGCGCCGGCCTTAAATACGCTACCGGATCACCGACGCCCGAGATTATCGAAGCGAGCGAATCCTTCGACCTGCAGCTCTCGACCGATCGGCTTCGCGTTGACGTGATCGAGATGATCTATAACCTCTGGACGTATGAATACGATTACACGTCCGAGCGGCAGGAGAATTCGTCCTTCTCGACCGACAACGACGGCGAGACGGTGATCACGACGATCACCAGGATCATCCAGGAATACTATCGCGAGTCTCAGCCGACCCTGCCGATCCACGAAGAACCGCTTTACGTGCAGACGATCGACCTTCGGGGCGACGGCTGGGCGATGGAGAATTCGATCGAGCGATTCTACTACCGAGGCACGAACCGAATACGCAGGAATAAGCGAGTGCAGGTTCCAGTGCCGACGGTCACACCGCCTTATACGCCGCTGCTGCAGCATGCCGTCACTGAGGACGAGCCGTATATCTGGAAGGCTGTTCCGTCCAAACCGTCGCAGATCTATATGCAGCGGCGAAACTTGAAGGTCTTCGGTCTCGTTGCGGACGATTATGCGAATCCTCGGGCTGACGGAACCCCGTTCCGGGAGGCTCTGATCGACTCGCACCGAAAGGCCAACTTCAATGCATCGACGGTGATCACGACCGGACCGATCCGGTCTGAGGATGAAGTTACGTCGATCATCAACAAAGACGCAGTCGAGATCCGCGTGCTGAAGCGTGATCACTGTGCGAACCTTACCGATCGAAGCTGGACCGAGCAACGTGTCGGTGATATCGGCAAATCCGCTCTCGTCAACGATCAACGGTCGATGTATCTCTTCGAGGAAGAGAACGCCGAACGTACTCTCGACTTTAAATTCGAGATGAACATCGGCGAGCTCTCACCGCTGGAAGGGATCAAACTCGGTCATCAGAAGCTCGAGCAGTTCAAGCAGCGACCGAATAGGGCAACCGACGAGATCGAACTCGATCCGCAATTGAGACCCGGCGCGATCCGCCAGATCAACAAACGAGACGGCACTAGTGCGGGGATCTTCGAGATTGGCACGGTGACGCACCGCGGAAGTGAGAACGGCCATTACACGAGCTTTGAGGCGGTGCAGGCAGCATGATCTATTTCGCTGATACAAACATCCACGCAACGCGGCCGCATTACACGACGCGCGGTTCTGCTGTCGAATTTGAATACGACGTCGAAGGTCGAGCGGGATATTATCTGCAGTGCGATCCGGTTGCGGGGATAACGGTTGAGGCTCGTGTAGAAGGAGCCGGAAGCTGGACCGATCTCGAAGCCACTCCGATCGACCTAGAACCTTACATCGGCCTGCGTCAGCGGTTCGAATTCAAGATCACGCCCGTCACCTATACCGAAGATTGGCGGACGCTCATTCGTATCTTCGCCGGCAAGCTTTAGCCAATGCCGAAACTCGACACAATCGTTTCCATAAAGCCCGAGCCGGAGGATAAGGGCCGCCGGAAGGGCATCGTTCGACCGCGGATCGACGACGAGCCATGGCGGCGCCGGAAGATTCCCGATCAGTACCTTTATCTACGCGTATGGGATCTCGGGCAAGACGCCGAGGGCGCTGACCGGACAGATCTCGATCGCCACTTCACGTTCACCGGGAATAGCCCTGTTGTGACCGCATTCGCAGCATTCAATTCTCTTATCTTCGCGGACAATTATGAAAACTGGGACACGATCTACAAAGAGATCACCGATTCGATCGAAGACTATACTATCGAGCTCGGCGACTTCCATACCTATGTTCCGGGTCGCGGTCTGAGGAGTGATGAGCCGGTGCCGACTGTCCCGGAGATACACCTTTTCGCACAAAACAAATTCTTCACGACTTGGCTTCTACCGCGCAGCACGAAGATCAAGATCACCGGCAATCCGACAAACCCAGTTTCTACGGATCCGGCAGTACCGTTCGCTTGCGACAAAGATTGCGACCTCTTCCTCGTCCCGGGCCTGCACAATCGATACGGCTTAGCCGTTTATGATCCGGATCAGATGGTAGACGCTGACGAGGTTGGTTACAGTATCTTGACCATTCAAGCGCCGCTGCCGAGAACGTTAGTCGGCTCTGCAGAGTTTGATGAGATCTGGGAAAACCGTGTCAACGCGAGCGCGGCCAGCGTGATCGACATTTCGTTTTACCGCAATCTCTTCCTCAACGATCGAAACCCTCAGATGCTGGTCGAGCCGCCGTATACTATCTTCGATCCGAACGGCTTTCCGACTTACGCCGATCACCCGCCGGAGCAATGGGACTGGACGCCACGCTTAGGCTTCACTCCCGCGACTAAACCAGGCGGCCATCTGCTCGCTGCAATTCGAAAGCACGTCTCGACGACTGAAGCCGAGTGGTATTTTGTCTGGGCGGGCCCGGGCGGCTACAGCCCAAGCGATCCGATCGGAATCGGAGCGTCCGGAGCATGGGCCTATGGTTTCGGTTCTGCATCGATTCCATCCCAACCCGAGCTATTCGGGCTCTTGGTCTAGGGTTGGAACTCAGCAGTCATTCGTCTTATGCTGACTGAATGAACTCGATCCAGTTTCAGTGCCCTATCTGTTTCAACATGACGATGGCGGATCTTGAGGTGTTGGAAGATCTGCCGACGCTGATGGACCGGATCGAGAAATCGATCGTGCTTGCCGTTTACGAAAAGAATGGTCGCAACGGAGCCGCGACGGCCCGCGAGCTAAAGATCCCTTTCCATGCCTTTCGTCACCTACTCAAAAAGCACGATCTTAACTCAGAAAAAATCTCACATTTGAACTGCTCGCACGGCTGAAATTGAGAAAAATTCTCATCGGAACCTCCAGATTTTCTCAAAGTTGCAACGCTGTAAAACACGCCTTTTCAATAAAATCAACAACTTAGAGCGATATGAACGAATGGCACGCTTCTTGAACTAGGAGCGACAACCCGAACTGCGTGAGAGTTAGATAGAGGCAAGTTCACCCTTGGCCTGGGAAATCTACACCTGCAAAGCATTTGGGGGAATTCGGCCTACGGGCTTCACCCTAGTTTTTACAATTGGAGATTACTCTTATGAAGAACCAGAAAGGTTTCTCGCTCATCGAGCTGCTCGTGGTCGTTATCGTTATTGCGATCATTGCAGCTATTGCAATTCCGTCGCTTCTCGCTTCACGTCGTGCAGCCAACGAAGGCTCCGCGATCTCGTCGCTCCGTATCTATCATAGTGCTCAGGCCACGTGGCACGCGACGACGGGTGCAACTACCTCCTACACAAACTCGCTGGGCCTCGGTACCGCTGGCTTGGTAGATGCCACACTCGGAACAGCGAACCCTACGAAGAGTGGTTACGCGTTTATTGTTGCCCCGACGGCTGCAGGGACTAATCCTGCTACCTACTGTGCGGCGGCGGCACCGACCAGCATCACCTCCCCGACGCAGACGGGTACCCGTGAGTTCGGTGTTGGTTCGGCCAACGGCGGTCAGATAGTAGCCGCGACGGCGACATCAACTACGGCCGGAGGCGGTGCTGTGACATGTGCGGCGGGTGTCCTTGGAGGAACCGGCGTCAACATCGGCAACTAGCTAGTCCACAACTTTAGCGGAACTCCCACTCCGCTTTTCCTTTAGCCTCCCTCACCAATCGCACAATCGGAGGGAGAAGCAATGAGGGAATCGCGCACGCGGTTTTCAAAGATCGAACTGTTAGTAGTAGTCGCGATAATCATCATTCTGATCTCGATCGCGTTACCGAGCTTGCTTAGCTCGAATTGACAAAGAGTTTTGAGGTTCAGCGTTATGGACTCTCAAGATGGCAAAGGATTGCTGGGGCTGCTGTTTGCGATGCTGATCGTTTTTCTGGTCGCATGGGTCGCAACGCCCTGGCTGCAGCGGGTAGGCAAATTGCTGCCGGACGAGACGGCCGCGATCAACACGCTGCGGGCGATATACACCGCCCAACAAGATCAGTATGGGGCAAGCCGGATGTACGGAAGCCTCGGTAAATTGACAAATTCGAAGCTGATGAACCGGCCGCAAGACGATTTTAAGTCGGGCGGGTATGTGTTCTCGCACTCGGTGAGCGGTCGGGGGAGTACGTGGTGTGCTACCGCCGTGCCCGAGTCAGGCAAGCCGGGCAGGAGCTTTGCCATCGATGAAAGCGGAACGGTACAGGAAAAACCGCTCCGCTGCGTGAATGGAAGATTGATATCACTTTGACCGGCAACCCTTCGGGGTAAATGGTCAAAAGGGCCTGGTAACGGTGTGGGAGACGGTATCGGGCCCCCTTTAAAGTTCGTTCAGTTTCTACCGGCAAAGGATGTTTTGGAAATGGGTGAAACGTTAACCGAAACGTCCTATTACGTGTAGATAAAAAGGGCCGATCCTCACACGGGCCGGCCTTTCTTTTTGCCCCATCGATTTGCTCGCCTTCGTGCGGGCATTTCCCCCAAGGGGAGAGGAGACGCTTTACGGCGTCTCTTTTTTCGTTTCGACCTCCGTGAGCCGCCCGCCCGGGCCGACCGTCACCTTGATGACAATATCCTTCCCGTCTTGCCTGCCGGGGATCTCGATCACGTCATCCATCTCCATCTCCGCGTACGTCTCTTCCCAGCGGCGATCGTACTCGATGCCCGAGAGTCGACATCTCTCCCGTGCGGCCTCACGTTCTGCAGCCTCTTCACGGCTCCGCTCGTGCATCTTCCGCGTCGCCTCCGCCCGCTTCTCCGAATCCGCTCCCCGTCCGATGTACCCTTTTTCTCGGTATCCCTCGCTCACGAACTTGACGCTATCACGCGCGACAAGAACATCCAAACTTTTTGGCAGGCTGGGGTAATGAAACGGGTAGGTTTTCGACCTTGGTAGACGGCAATGTCCGGGCGGTCGATTAGAGAACCTCAATAAACATCGAGGCTTAGTGAATGATGGGGTTTCGGCTTCCCGTTCGCAATGCCGAGGTCAGGGGTTCGATCCCCCTCATCTCCACCAAGAAATAGGCGTGTTTTTCACTTTTCATCATCAACCTCGCTGGAAAGATGAGAAATTGGCAGGCTCGCCCCGGACTCGGAAAGGGATTGGATGAATTTCACGTCCTTTTCCGAGAGTCGGAACCACTCGTCACGGATCCTGCTATCTTCGAACTTCTCGCACAATTCACGCTTCAGATCTTTTGGTTCCGGGCATGGGATTCGTGCGACTAGAAGAAGATCAAACGGAATCCAGGTTCGTATCTCACGCAGACGTGTTATGAGCGAGTGCGAATAGCCGATCTTGTAGAAGCCCTCGACCTCAACCACAAAGACCTCTCCCGGATCGGAGCCCGTCAAGTAGCGGTCGGTCTTAGGCATGTCTTTGACTGAATCGGTCTTGAAGCCTTCAAGTATTTGGCTTCGCCAGCGAGCCTCGATTTTCGCAGCCTCGATCGGTGTGAAGTCCCGAGAAAGCCGCTTCTTGTAAAGGCGACCGAGCAACTCGAACTGAATGAATGGCCGCTTCGTTTGAGTATCGACGTAAATGCTCACGCTGCCCTCCTCGACTGAAAGTCTCCGAGATCTATAACGTTGTCAGCGGGAACCATATTTTCCAGGCTCAGAATGGCCTTTCTTTTGATCTCCGTTCCTCGCTTATAACGATGAACGCAACGCAGTCCGACGTGGCCTAAGAGGTCCGCGATCGTCTTGTCGTCGAATCCATTCTCATGAAGGCGAGTGCCGAAGGTCCGGCGCAGATCGAAGATCGTGAGCTTCAATCCGAACTTCGATGAGGCGTTCCGGATCGAGTTATTGATCGACGTGAGCTTGCGGCCGGTCCGATAGCTCGGGAAGAAGAGATCGCCTTCATCATCCAGCCGCGAGAGCAGCATCGTCCGCAGCCTCGGGAGAAGCGGGATGCTGACGCGCCGTTTCGTCTTACCCTGGACGAGGAATATCTCGTCAGTGCGGAAGTCGACCTGGTCCTTGCTGAGCCCGAAGAGATCCGTCTGCCTCAAGCCGGTGTAAAGGGCCGTCGTGCATAGATCACGCTGCAGCTTGTACATCGACCAGAGGAAATCTTCCTCGTACTCGAGCGGAAGGATCGCATTCTGGACGTTGTCGAACTTGGGCATATCGACGCGTGAGACGGGATTGTAACGCACCAGATCGTTCTTCAACGCAAGGCTGAAGATCTTCGAGATGATAGACATCTCTCGATGGATCGTCGCCGGCTTGCGGACCGTGCCGTGATGAGTTCGCGTCTCCATCCTCAGCTGCTTGAACTGCTCGACATCAGCAGGCTTGATCTCGTCGAGCGCCCGATTTCCGAAGAACGGCATGGCCGCCTTACAGATCACGATCGCTTTCTCGAGAGCCTGCTCGGAGTTATTCGCCTTGACGTAGGGGAAATAGACGTCTTCGACGAATCGCTCCCACAGCACGGATTCCTTTTCCTCGGGCAAGTGAGCGGCGAAAAAGATATCGTGCTTCCATTTCGTTTCCAGTACCTCGGCCTCTTTCCGGGTCGCCCCCTCGGGAAGCCTTTTCTTGTAAAGCTGACCGTCACGCTCGAACTGGATGTAGAGCCTGCCGGACCTGTTGTCGTGGTAACAAGGCATAAAGTGATTTCTCCTAAATGCCCGAACATTGCCGTTCGGAGATTTTAGTTGCCGGAGAGGATCCCTGCAAACTCAGAGCGTTGGACCGGTGCAGGGACGGGAACTCGTCGCTTTCTGAGCGGTACCGGATCGACGGCGGCATCGGCCGTTGAGCTCTCGAGGAATGCGATCACCTTCTCGGGATCGAACCGCATCTTCGTACCGACAATGATGTGCGGGACATTTGTCTTCTTCGTCATTCTGATGAGCGTCCTGCCGCTGCAGCCCAGCAGCTTGGCCATCTCGTCAGCTGTGAGATATTTCTTGGTCATTACAGTATCTGTTTCCTTCGTTCGTAAGCAGCTTTTGCGGTCGGGTAGTGCTCCATGCAGAAATCGATGCCTTTCGTTACACCGTGGCGGACATGTTCGGCGCAGAGATGCCGATCACAGGTCGCGACGGGCTTTCGGTCGCGGAGCAGTACTGGAAAGTCGCATTGGAATTCCGAAGCCCTGCGACACTTGTAGAAGCACCGAGGCCCTCGCCGGCCGCGCCTGCAGAGTATCGCTGTCGTGCCTTCGATCTGTACTGTCTCGCAGGGCATGTTATTTCTTCCTAAACTCCTTCGCCGACGGGCAGACAACGAAATGTGAGACGTAGAGCGACTTGCGGTTTCGCTCAGCGATTTGGCGCTCATTGCCGGTCGCAAAGCGGTACTGCGTTCGCTCCGGGTTGACGACAAGGTTGCCGTCCTTCGGCCGCGGTAGAGCGTCGATCGGATTGGGCTTGGCATCGGGAACCGGTGTCAACGTTCCGGCGACAAAGTCTTTCTTGACTTGGGTCGCCCACCAGATCTCGGCTCCGCAGCGGCTACACACCGAAGACGACGGCATCGATATCCTCCGCGTTTGCTCTAAGCCATTCCTCGATCGACATCAAAAGGTCGACGGCTTGCGAGAAGAGTGCTGTATCGTCAGCCCGCCATTCCTTGATCAGCTCTGCGAGCTGCGATGCGTTCTGATCACTCAGGTCAAGTTGATATTTCGTTTCGTATGCCATATTTCCTCACGCCAAAACAACACCCTCGACGAGTTCCTCGATCGACACCGGGCCCTCGAGGAACTTCATCGATTCCTCAGCCCGCTTGATCTTCCTGATCACGTCGCGACCGAGAATGATCTCGCCGCGCTCGCTCCACCAGTCGATGTTGACCTCGCAGAAGTTAGGGCACGCGAGCGGCTGGTTATTGAGATCGCGGACGGAGACGAAGTTGAACTTGCCGCCGGTCCAAAAGCCGGTCACTTCGTAATGCGAGTTCTGTTCCGCCTTCGTCTTTACTCGAAAGCGGTCGCCGATCCTGAGATCGCCGATCGAGATCTTGCTCGGGTGTCGTTTTGGCATTTGCCTCTGAAACGAGGCCGGAAAATAAAAAGACCTGAGCCAACTGAATGGTTCAGGTCCTTAGAAACTTGAAGGTTTCTCAGCGGTGCTGAGGATTGGTCGCAGGGTCAGATTAAGTCAGATCGACAGATCTGTCAAGAACCTTCACAGCCTGTTCAGTCTAACAATTAGCTCGTAAGTCTCTTTAGTGATTTTGCGATAGTATTCTTCGTGTTTTGCGCTGTGCCAAGCGGAGTAGGTTTTATCAGGGTCATCCGTCAGCGTTTGCTTATAGATCACGACGTTGAGCAGAAGCTCGTCGCACTTGGCGTCGAATTGTTGATAGCCTAGGCATTCCAGTAGGTCTTTTGTCGCGGTCAGATTGTTAGAGATGAGACGCAAAAGCGGTATGATGCGGTCTTTGATCGACCCGCTTGGTAGCTGGGACAATTGACAGGTCCGGAATTCAGTCTTGATCTCCCGCAGGCATCGAAGGGAATCGGTCAACGACCCGATGAGCATGTCCTGTTCAACCCGGGAACTCGCGACGCTCTTTTGAAAGGTGCGTTGTAGAATGAGCCCAATTACGAGTGCAGAGAAAAGCTCGACGACTGAGTCCCATCCGAGCTTATTATCCCATTCAGGCACGACAGCCGAGCCGGCCAAAGCGCGCGAAATCACTATTCCCAAAATGAGTCCCGCGACGAAGAAGAGTACGATTTTCAGAGATTCCCTCATCGAGAGCTCTGTCGCATGTAAATCTTGATTTCTGTTTCGAGATAGGGCTCGTCTGTAGTGATCAGGACCAATGAGGCAACGACGCGGTCGTAACCGAACTCTCTGCCGAGTTCGCCGAAAGATCCATCCAGAAACGCCGTGCTGTAGCCCTCCGTGCCATCGAGATCGACAACTAGTTTCTGTTTAGCTTTTTCAGCGGCGAGGAACTGAGGTTTCAGCAGTGTCTCGAGAAACTCTTGACCAGATTTTTGGCCTTGCCACTCGTAACGCGGTCCAGGAGTTTTAGCGAACTGCTTCGAAATGGAAATTGTTAGTGGTGTGCTCACGGTTCCAACCATCACGGTTTTCGCACCTCCCAGTAGAAAAATGTTCCTCGAAAAGGCTTGGGAAGCTCTCGATACAATCCCTGATCAAAATCAATATATACGTTATTCGTGATTACAATCAATGCCGAAAATTGACCGCGTGATCGGGCTCTGAAGATAGCCGGCAGACCGTTGCCGCGATTTGAGAGTCCGGTGCTGGATAGAACCGCGCCCTCGAAGACCGCCTTGAGAAGATCCGGGTTGGTCTGGTATTTTTTGAGAAGTTTCAATTGATTGAGCCAGTTAATTTTAAGATGTTCCGCTATTCCCACTCCGTTATCAAGCACACTGAAATAGGCTACCTTCGGATTACCTTCACAAAATACGGTCGCCCACCACGCCTCATGAAGTTTGCGATCCCTTTTCCCACTGGCATGAAAGGTCGTATTGTCCACGCACTCTGACAAGATTCGTTGGACGTCCCGAAGTTGCTTCTTGCGTCCGAAGACCTCTTTTGTTGCAAATGCAATTAGCTCATTAGCCTTACTCGTATCGGCCTCCAAGCTCCATTTATTCCGAATCCGCCCGTGTTTCGCTGGCACTACGTCTTGTAAGCCGGCAAACTGTTCCCGAATCCCCGATTCTCGCAGTCGGGCCGCTACTTTCGAGCTCTCCTCCGGAAGTTTGACGAATGCTTCGACGTTATTTGCAACGCGAGGGTCCTGAATGACCGAAAGCATCGCTATAAGCGCGTCGTTGGTTATCTCCACCACCTCGCTAAGGTCAACCAAAACAGATTGTTTAAGATCTAATGCCACCCGCAGTCGATCCAAGAATATGATCATGCCTTCGGTGTTGTTGATGAAAGAAAAGTTCGGCGGGGCCGGAATCGCGAGGCTTCGGGATCGGACGAGCTTTTCTTTTGTTTTTAGCCGGCCTTTTCGAAAGGTCGATTCGCGGCGCTTACGGTGGTTTAGGTAGAGGTATCTTCTATGTGCCCGTTCCTGGCTCTTTCTATACCGTGGGAAATTGCGGATCTTTCGCATTTAGTCCGCGACAAAACCGGGCTCGCCATCAGCGAACACATAAATCAATTCACCGCGGGTCGGATCCATTTCGTCCTGAGCCTGGCCGATCGCGGCGGCGAGCTGGTGCGGCGTCGGGTTTGGAACGCCGGCAAGGATTTCGGCGAGGCGATTATGAAAAGCCTCGGCCCGCTCATCGGCGATGCGTTCTTGTTCGAAACTCATTACATTCGATAATCCTTCCGCACGGCGATTCGGTCCATGCAGAGGTTGAGCAGCGTCGGGTTATCCGCAACGTACTCTTCACGCGAGAGCCTCTCAACCTCGGGCCATGGCAGCATCGCGACCAGGGCGAACGCATCCGCAAAGCGTTCACGCTCGTCGATCTCACCATCCTTTCCGCGGTAAAAGACGTAGTTCTTGTTATGCGTCGGCGCGTCGAAGAGATAGTGGCAGAATTCGTGCAAGGCAGTATGCAGCCAGCGATCGCCGTCAAGCCGGTTGTTGACGATGATGTAATACCGGCCGCGCTTGCGTTCGTGATAACCGTCGACCATCAGCGGCATCGATTTGACGATGATCCCGAGGCGTTTGCACGTTCGCCAGAAATCCTCCTCGGTGACGGGTGAGCGGTTGAATCGAGGGAATACCTCGCGGATGCGCTTGAGAGAAAGTTGTTTCATAGGAGATCAGGACCGCCCGGGGCCGCCGGGCCTGCTGCTTGTTTTGAGTTATCAGTCGAGGGATGTTTGGCACACCCGGCATTCTAACGCCTTTTGAAAGTTCACCAATCCACAGTTAGGGCATTCGGTCGACCGCGGCTGATCCTTTCCGCAATAATGGCACACCTTCGCCGCGGCCTGAATCGTTTCGGCACAGTCGGGACATTTCTTTGTAGCCGCTTCCGAGCTGCTCGGCATTAAAAGGATCATCGGGAGTGCGACGATCGCCAGAGCAAAGCCGAACAATCCCCAAAGAGCGGGGCTGTAGCCTTTTTCGTTCGCAATGACCGCAGTAAGGATTCCTAAAGCGAGGGCGATGATCAAGGCAAGCAGTAAAGAAGCGGATTCAAACATAGGCCAGGGATCACTCCGTATCCTCGGTTTCGTCGTCGATGTAGTCCGTATCGTGATCCTGTTCCGAGAGCGACTCGATCATTGCCTGCATAGCTCGTTTTACAGCTTGCTGGTTCTCCGGTGAGAGCTTCTCGAGTCCCTTGAAGAATCCAACGTCACCCGCATCATAGGCCGGCGTTGCCCAGCCCGATCGGATCAAAGCTTCATCTGCGTTCAATCCAAGAGATGAGGCCAAGGCGATCACCGTATCGCGTCGGGTGCCGGTCTGACCTGCTTCGATCCTGTAAATTGTTTGCCGGTCCACGCCAACCTTGTCCGCTACGCCGCCCTGCGATAAACGCAAAGCCTCCCGACGATCTCGCAGCCAAGAGCCGAATTCCTTTCTAACTTGTTCCACCGAAGGATTTTGCATCGATGCAACATTTGTAACAAATGATGTTTCGACATTTCCAGATACTTGTATCGACATTAGGTGTTGACATTGCGACATGGTTTGTTTATCCTGTCCGCCATGGATTCAAGACACTACGATCCCGCCAAGCTGATCGCCGCCCGGGAAGGGGACGGCAAGTCCCAAGAAGAGATCGCTAAAGCACTCAACGTCAATAGACAGACCATTTACCGAGCAGAGGCAGGCAAGAATGCATCCTTCGAATTGCTCGCGTCCTATTGCGCCATTTATGCGATCCCGGTGACCGACGTTATCAACCCGTTTCCCGAGCTTGCGACGACGGCGTGACATTGAATGTAACATTAGATGTTGACAAGATGTGACATCGTATGGTACATTTCAAACATCAGGTCGATCCGAGGAGTGAACCTCAGAGAAAAGAACACATCGGCTGAACAAAAGTTCGAACAAGGGAAGAGGCTCCGAGGAGCCTGATATTGACAACAAAACGGGTCCGGAAAGGCGGTGTTGAGGATTGGTCGCACATGACGCTTCATCGCTTTTCTTTCCCGGAATGCAGGAGAAAGAACACATGTCAGCAGATTCAGCCACAAAGGCCGCAGCTACACTCACCGACGCTCAGCTCGACTACTCGGTCCTCGAGCGTGAGCTTGCCAAGCAGGAGCTCAACATCAAGCCGCTACGCGAGGCCCTGAATGATGCCAGGGACCGCGTGATCAATGAGAGCGGTATCAAGGTTTCGGGGCAGCCGATCTTCTTTCAGGACACATACGGCACCGTTCACCGTGTCGAGGCTCGCGAGTACGTGACGCTGCCCGTACATCCGTTCGGCATCTCGCACACGCGCCGCCCGGAACTCGGCGAAGTGAAGGGAAGTCTGAGCGAGAAGGCTGCGAAGGAAGCCGGATTCGAGCCGGTGATCCTCAAGGAGCAGGCGTCATGACCGCGTACAGTCCCGCAACGTCGGAGATGGTGGTTGACGCTCGCAAACAGAAGTTCTTCGACGCCTATGCCAACTGGAATCCCGAAGTCGACGACGGCTCGGAGCTGCAGCGGATGGAGCATGAGGCGGGGATAACGGCCGCCGACTGGAAGGCTTATCACGCTGCCAAGTTCGAGATCGAATTTTAAGAGACGGGCGGGAAAGCCGCCCGATATACCAAAAAGGAAAAAACACATGACACAAGCAATGCAAACGACGAACGGGGCCGGAACGGCCGTCGCTACCGTTGATGCTCTCGATCAGAGCGTTTACGAATCACTCGCTCTCAAGGGCGACATCTCCGGACTGAAGCCGGAAGAGAAGGTCAAGTATATGACCCGCCTTTGCGAATCGCTCGGGCTTAACCCGTACACGCAGCCGTTTCTCCCGCTCAAGCTCAACGGCAAGGAGGTCCTCTACGCTTCGAAAGGATGCACTGATCAGCTTTCGCAGATCCACAACCTGACTCGCGACATCATCTCGACGCAGCAGCTCGGAGATGTATTCATCGCAACCTGCAAAGCTCAGGACCGTTCAGGCCGATACGAGATATCGACGGGCGTCGTCGCGATCGCCGGACTCAAAGGCGAATCGCTTGCCAATGCGCTGATGAAGGCCGAGACGAAGGCGAAGCGCCGAGCAACGCTCTCCTACTGCGGCCTCGGATTCCTCGACGAGTCCGAACTCGAGACGATCCCCGCGAACCGCATGGAACGCGTCGAGCCGCCCGTTCAGCCTCAGCTTCCCGCCGGGCAGCCAGAAGAGCCTTCCGCTCCGACGATCAGTGACATCTGCAAACAGCTCAAGGCCGCCGGCGACGAGGTCGACTGGAACAAGCAGACGCTAGCCGATTACGCGGAGACGCTGTTCGGTAACGAGTACAAGGGTTCTCTCGATGCTCTGACCGCCGAGCAAAAGACGTTTCTGGCCGAGGACCTCGGTGAACGTTTGAAGTCATTCAGGAAGGAATAACAAGTTTGCCCGACCCGGTCCTCCGCCGAGTATCTCCGGGGTTAGGCAAAGCCGGCATAGATCCTTTCCATCCAGTTTCGGATCTCTGCCTTTCTTAGACCCAAACAAATCTTATGAAGCTAAAAGTACAAAAGATCGCCTTCTGCAACTGCGAATATTGCCGCTCCAAGGGACCGCACAAAGCAGTTATCGTCACCGCGATAGTCGTCATCGGCGTACTCGTCGCGTTTGCCCCGACGTTCTTCCGCTAAGGGAGAGTTGTCAAAGATCCCTCGTGAGGATCGATTCGAACGGGACGCTTCGGCTGCAAACATCCACGCCCGTTCATTGTTCACCCGGATACGTGTTGCAACTGCCGTATCCACTTGTCGCACCTGGCGGTGCATTTCATCGGCCTCGGCGCCGATGCATTGAAAGTAAGACTTTTTCTCACCCGGCGTAATCGAAAATCGCCGGTGAAATTCAACGAGGTTATTCAATGAGACATTTCTACCCGATCACAGACGAGACGCGGAAGGTCATTAACGAGCATGTCGACGCCATCGCGAAGGAGATGGGCGTCTCCGACAAGTACATCTACCGCGTCATGGGCAAGGCGGAGAGCGATCCGTTCGCGAAGTTCCTGACGATGTATGTCGCTGCATTGCGGCTCGGGATCTCGGTCGTTCCGTGGATCACCGCGTTGAAGCTGCTCGAGGAAAAGTACCGCCCGCTGTCGAAGGAGCTCTGCGTAATCACCGAGGCGAAGAAGTTCGTGAAGGAATCGAACGACGTCGCGGTCGCGCACATGGGCGATGAGGACCTGCTAAAGCTCCGCGAAGAACAGATCGAGGCGAACATGCAGGGCGAGAGAGCCTTGGCAGCGATCAACCAGGAGATCGACCGGCGCAACACCGTCGTCCTTTACAACGGCAACCCGGTCTCCTTCGCAACGCGTGACGCCGTTCGCTCAACGGTCCGCAACGGCAGAGCGTCATGACGACCGAGGCTGCGGTCAGGGAATTGGTCCAGGCCGCATTCACGCAGAAAGGCGGTATCGGAGAAGCGAACTCGAGAGTGATCAGAAACAAAGATGCGCGTAAAGCTCAAAGATTTCAAGGGCGGATTGTTCACCGGAAAGAAGCCGACGCCGCTCGTCCCAAGCGAACGCCTAGTCTCCAAGTCGATCGAAGAATGGCTGACCGCTCACCGCATCTACAACGACCGGATCAACTCGGGAATGGTCGAGGCGGTCAAGAAGGCATGGAACAAGCAGGAGCAGCGGCAGAAGGAATACCGTCAGTGGATCCACCTGGCCAAGAAGGGAACGCCGGACCGGTTCTTCATCATCTCGGGAAAGATCTACTTCGTCGAGGTTAAGAAGCCCGGCGGGCAGCTCTCTGACGATCAGATCACGCGTCACGCAGAGTTAAGAAAGAACGGCTGCACGATCTTCGTCGCCGACTCCATCGATTCGTTTATCGCTCAGTTTAATGAGCATTTCAGCAAGGGGAACTAGACCAAACAAAGGAGAGGAATATGGCAAAACAGGAAAAGGCTGATCCGAACGATTTCTACGACTCGCTCAGCCAGGAAGCAAAAGATCAATGGGATGCGATCGGGATCTTCGGCTACACGCCGGAGAAGGGAACCGCGGGATTATGGTTTGCCCGCAAGCCCGGACAGAACGCGAAGGATGCTATCGGCCCGGCCGATTCGCTGCAGTCGCTTCACGCACAGGTGAAGTCGGAGGTCGAGGCGTCCGCCAAGTGGAAAGCATCGCAGGAGCAGTCCGGTGTTGTGGATCTCGATGGCTTCAAGTCGTCACGGCTGCCGGGAATGGACGAGCCGGCTATCGAGGAGCTGGATCGTCAGGCCGAGGTTGTTCGCCAGGCGAAGATCGCTCTCGACGCTGCCAAGGCTAAGCATGCCGACGAAGCGGACCTGATGAAGGAGCTGCTGCACAAGCATGGCCGAAAGCGCTGCCGTTACGGCGGATGGAATCACGTCATCGAGGAGACCGAAAAGCTCGTCTCGAAGCCTGAGACAAAGGAAAAGAAAGGGAAGAACGACGGCGAGATGTCGAAGGCAGCTTAATGGCGAGAGGTCGAGCAAAACTGCGAGCCCGTCAAGGGCATCTTCGATTCCTCATCGACCGGCTCATCTACCGGCGAGAAGAGATCGACAAACGGCTCAACGGGCTCGCAGCTGCACTCGACGAGGTCAACGTCGAGCTCGCCATCGCGGAGACCTTCCAGGATGCCCAGAAGCTCTATCCGCAGATAAAAAGGAAAGAAATGCCTACATCAAAACTCTTAAATGACTCGATCTCTATGCAGGATCTTCGGACCCGTCGAGCGTTCCTAGCATTCTCGCCCGAGCAAAAGGAAACGATCGAGCTTGAATATCGCCGGCATGTGATGGCCTGCCATCGTAGCGGTTGTGAGCCTGATCCCCGTTTCCTTCCGGAGCTGGTCGCAGATGTACGGTCCGGGATCCATTTCAAAGAAGAGGTATTCGCGAAGGCGGCGTGAAGATGTTTTCTTACTACGGCAGCAAATCAAAACTGGCTCACATGTATCCCAAGCCGACAACCGGCAGGATCATCGAGCCGTTCGCGGGCTCCGCTCGGTACTCGCTTCTACATTTCGAGAAGAACGTGCTGCTCGCCGATCTTTCAGAGCATGTGTTTGCTGTCTGGGACTACTTAATCCAAGCCTCGGAAAAGGACGTGCGATCACTGCCTGACGTGCCGAGCAAGATCCATATCGAGAATTACACGCAGCTTTCGGACCCCGAGAAGTACCTGATTGGCTTTCACCTATGCCGAGGCACGGCTAAGCCCCGCAAGGTCGGCCACGGGCAAAACTCGTGGAGCCGGGACCGTGAACGGATCGCCTCGCAACTCTACAAGATCCGGCATTGGCAGATCGTCCGATCTTCGTATCGCGACATTGCGAACACTGAGGCGACCTGGTTCATCGATCCGCCTTACGTTGGTGCGTCCAGCCGCCCCGGAAACTCCGACAGATACCAGCACTGGAAGATCGATTACGAGGATCTTGCCGACTTCTGTAATTCGCGCCTAGGTCAGGTGATCGTTTGCGAAGGAGAAAAGGCGGATTGGCTGCCGTTCCGTTTCCTCGCTCACACGAATGCCAACACCAACAGCTCGAGCGTGAAGGTCAACAGCGAGTTCATATTCAGCCGAACGCAACAGGAGGTTGCTGCATAGATATGCCAAAACAGGAGTTGCGGGAAATCCCGCTCAATCAGATCCATGCGAAGGACAACTACCGAAAGACCTTCAAGGATAACTCTCTCGCCGAACTGGCCGCTTCGATCAAAGCGAACGGAGTGCTTGAGCCGATCCTTGTTCGCCGGAATGCGAACGGCTTCGAGATCATCGCGGGGGAGCGTCGCTTCCGTGCATCGCAGATCGCAAAGCTGGTAACGATCCCGGCCGTGGTTCGTGAGGTCGCCGACGATGACGTCCTGACCATGCAGATCGTCGAGAACGTTCAGCGTGAAGGCGTTCCGTACATGGAAGAAGCCTATGCGGTAAGAAGGCTACGGAACGACAAATCCTTGGACGTTAAAGAGATCGCGAAACTGATCGGCAAGTCAGACCAGTACGTCTATTACATGCTACAGCTTTGCTCTATGAGCGATGACGCTCGGGCGATCGCCGAGAAGGGGTGGATATCTAAAACCGTCGCTTGGCAGATTGCGAAGCTGCCGAACGCAGAATTTCAAACCCAAGCCGCGAACGACCTTGCCCGCACGAAGCGTGACAAGCTGGTCTCTCCGAGCACTGCCAAGTCGTACATCGCTGACACCTTTGGCGACAGTAAGCGGAAGCTTCGAAAAGAAAGAGTTGATAGGTTCGGACCCGGCTCCGATTTCATCGCGAACTGGAAAAGGTATCTCGTCAATTTTGACTGTGAACAGTTCGAACGGTTCAAGAAGATCGTCCGAGGCCGAACGGAAACCGATGTTCTGGCCGAGGCTGTCGATCTAGTAATGCGGAGGGACGATTAAATCTCTCACGTGGCTAACTTCTGGTTCAAATTTGAATGGGACGTATGGCGTAACGACAAGCAGCTTCGCCGCTGCTCCAAGGAGACGCGCGGGTTTTGGATCGACTGTATCGCCGAGATGGAGAGTCAACAGACTTATTTCTTACAGGGAACCCCGGAAGAGATCTGCCGGGAAGTGACCGCCGATCGCGGGGAATTTGATCGCTCAATAGCAGAACTTTCCCGCCACGGGGCCGCGACAATAGAAAAAAGTCAAGAAACTGTCAAGATCATTTGCCGTAGGTTGCTCAAGAAGCTAAGTACCACTGAATACAACAGGTTAAAGCAACAAGAGCGTCGGTCACGCCAAATGTCAAACGATTGTCAAGACCCTCCCTCTAAAGATAAGAGTTTTAGAACTTTAAATTCTCCTATCGGAGAAGTACAAAACGTTTCGGAACCGCCTCCGAGCGAGCCCGAGCGTCCGCCCGAGATCCCGGCTCCACCGTCCGAATCGGAAGCTCCGAAGGTACTCGTCCCGCTCTACTTCCGGCCGACTCCGGAAGGCTATGCGTGGTTCATCGAGAACTGCAAGGGCCTCGATCTCAACGCCGAGCTCGAGGAGTTCATCACGTTCTGGCGCGACATCGCGGACCGGAACAACCGGCGAACAATGCGCGGCTGGCATGCCACCTGGAAGGCCCGAATGAAGGAACGCCAGGAGAAGCTCGCCGGCTCTAACGCGCTCGTTCCCCAACAGAGGCAAATCAATGGAAATGGCAATGGAAACTCTCAAAGAAACACTCGACAAACAGCAAGCGAGCGGAACGTTGAACGCATCGTCGCTAACCGCAACCTCGCAGAACGATTCGCAAGCGGAGAACTCGACGAAGCCGTCTCCGAGTTTCTTGGCAACGATGTCGCTCATCATCGAGAAGATCCAGAGTCTCGCCAACTTACCGCCCCTGACCGATAAGGAGCAGTTTGCGAAGACATCGACATGGGCCCAGGCACTCTTCAGCATCATTCCCGAGCGGAAACTTCAGGAGTGCTACCTGAGAGCTGTTGCCGATCACGAGAGCGAGTACGCGATCTCAGCCCTCAACCTCAAGACCGCCTGGAAGAAGATCTGCTCGGACGAGAAACACCGCCGGGAAGCGAACCGGCTGAACGCCGATCGAGGAGCCTTCTACGGCCATGCGATCTCGTGCTACCGCTGCCGGGATACGAACGTCGAGATGGTCTACACAGCAGACGGGAAGTTCAAGGGGGCTAAGCCCGGCTGCGATCACCGGCCGCTCGACGAAGGTGAGTGGCTCTGGAAGGAAGAGCAGCGTCTCGACCAGGTGAGCGCCGATCTGCTTGCCCGCCAGCGGTCCGGTGAAGGCCGGATGATCGACGATCCTAACCGATCGAATCAGGCGACAGGTAACGTGATCGATTTTGAGTTTTGACGGTTGAGAAAGGTTGAGAAGCCTATGAGCGAAAGAGATCCGATCATCAACGCCGAACTAACCCGCCAGCGTGAGCAGGCACAGCACCGGGACGTTTACGGGGAGCAGAATTCTATGAAGGCAATCACCCTGAAACAGCCATGGGCATTCGCCATATTCAAGCTTGGCAAGTCAGTCGAAAACCGTGACTGGGATACACGTTTCCGCGGGCTCATCGCGATCCACACGTCGAAGAAAGTGAGCAGAGCAGACTTCGCCCTGTCATGTGCCGCGATTGCCCATATCGTCGGTGATCCAAACCAAGTGCCGGATCAGGTGGCCCTCCCGCACGGTCAGATAGTCGGCACAGTGGAGATTGTCGATTGTGTGTCAGCGTCCGACTCGCCGTGGTTCTTCGGCGAGTATGGTTTTGTACTCGCGAACCCGACCCCGCTGAAGAATCCTATCGCGGCCAGTGGAGCCTTGGGTCTTTGGGATCTTCCCGAGACGATTGCGGAGGAGATCTTGAGAGAGCTGAATGCCTGACACCGACGTCCTCACAAAGAAGCCGTTCACCTGCAAACGATGCCGCCAGCCGGTCGCCGAGACTGACGGCATCTCGATCTTCTTCGGAGTAAAACCTGTCCCGATGAACCCGCGGCGCATACTCTTCACCTGCCCGCACTGCAAGGCTGAGGTCCACTGGGAAACCGCAAGAAATGGAAATGCATTGCCAAACACCCGCAAGGTGTAGTATTTTGGCGTTAATTTGATGAGGGATCTTTAGGATCCCTGCGAGGTAATTGACGGCCTTCGCCTTGGTGAAAGAAGCGACTTTCACAAGTGCGAGGCCGTTTCTCTTTTGAGGCTGCCAAATGAGATTCGACCGAAAGACATTCTTCGACGCGTTCCGCGAAAAGTTCGATCCGACGATCGAGCAGGGCCAAGTTGACGGCATCGAGTTTCTGCTTGCGCGGTTCGAGGAAGACAAGACCTGGAAGGATCCGCGTCACATCGCCTACGCGCTCGCGACGATCTTTCACGAGACGGCCGGCACGATGCAGCCGATCACGGAATACGGCCCGCGCAGCTACTTCAACAAGTACGACGGCCGCAAGGATCTCGGGAATACGAAACCCGGAGACGGCTATCGTTTCAGAGGTCGAGGCTACGTTCAGATCACCGGCCGGAAGAACTATACGACCTACGGGATCGAGAACACGCCGGAGAAAGCTCTCAAGCCCGACACCGCCTTCTTCATTCTAACGAGCGGCATGCACCGCGGGCTGTTCACCGGCAAGAAGCTCAGCGACTACATCAAGGGATCGACGACCGATTATCGAAACGCCCGAAAGATCATAAACGGTCTCGATAAAGCCGGGATGATCGCCACGTATGCGGAGAACTTCGAAAAGATGCTCCGCACTTCCACAAGTTCGGCAGCTCCCGCAGCGATACCTTCCGAGAAGGGTGATCATCACCCTGAAGAACAAGGGGGTTTAGTTTCTGCAGAACAGGCTGCCGATCATTCCAAGGCCGCGGAGATCGTCGAGACAAAGACAACGGAAGTCGTTCAGACAGGCGATACAACACACGCAGTCGAGACTACGCAGCCGAAAGGAGATCCGCCCGACGCAACACCGACAAAAGTCTCGCAGAACGGTCCGCTTGCGAAATGGCTTGCCGGCGGCGGCGGCTTGACCGCGATCGGAACATTCGTCTGGGGATATATCCAGGCAAACCCGAGCGCCGTCGCGATCGGGATCATCTGTATCACGCTGCTGATCATCGTGATCATCTTCCGCGGAGCGATCACGGACGCGATCAGGATGCAGACCGCAGCTGACCCGGATAAAAAGAACGTCAGTTAAGAGAGGACTTTATGAAAAAACTTCTAATCGCACTATTCGCCCTGGCATCGTTCACCTTCGCGCAGGACCGCCCGAAGAACGAGGTTTATATCGGCTTTGAGGCCGCAAGGGATAACGTCGAGTTCCGAGGCAGTAACTTCGAATACAAACCGGCAAACGATTCGTTCGGATTTAGAGGCGAGTACGTCCACAAGGTCACGCCCGTTATCGGGATCGGTATGAAAGCAGGCGTCACGTTCCATAACGAAGATACGGACGAGATCGTTTCCTGCGGCACCGGATGCACTATCGACCGCAACGGGATCTCGAAGGTTGCGAATGCTCACGCTTCCTATTTCGTGCGATTCCAGGCGCCGAAAGGCTCGGTTCGTCCGTTTGCCGACGTTCACGCTGGTGCCTCACGCGAAAACTTTGGCGGGATGGTGTTTGTATCCGGGAAGGGTATTGTCGGCTCAAAGAACAGCTTTACCTACGGCGCGGGTGGCGGCGTCGACTTCGGCAAGGGCAAGGTCGCGTTTCGCGTCGGCGTCGATTATCTCAACACCGCCGGGAACGAAGGCCGCAGGCACAACCTGCAACTGCATCTCGGACCCGTATTTCGATTCTAAAAGTTTGGGGAAGCCTCATTCCGAGGGAACGGGAAGTGAAACGCCTGTAAGAACTTCCCCAATCAAACGATATGGCAACCGGAGTCAACTATTTTACCGAAGCTGAGTGTGAAACCTTCTGGCTCTGGATCAGCCTGTTATGAGACGTCTGCTCATCGCATTGCTGATAACGTCCTGCGGTTCGCCATCGAACGGAACCGCGGGCGATGCGGCTTTACGTGAGCAGATCAACGCCCAGGTCGCGAAGGCGAACGCGATCGCTGCAAAGCACGGTTACGCTCCCGTTCCCGCTCCCGTCGTCGAACTGATGCAAAGGGACACGCGATGCCAGAATCCTGCCGCCTTTATGGTCGAGCAGGAAGTCGCGGCAAACACGAATTACGACAACGATCCGAACTACGACTACGACGAACGGCTCGGGCATATTCGGATCTGCGTCGGCGGACGGTTTATCGAACCGAACCGGATACAGGTCACGCGGGAGGCTATCGAGTCGGGATACGGCGTTTGGTATGAGTGCGAGCATTACGTGCTTTATTTGCGCGACCGTCAGCGGTACTACGCGACGATGTATCACACGCCGGCAACGGCGCATCCGATCTTAGGTGAGCTATGAGCGCAGGAGCAGGCGGACCGTCGCGACACACAAGAGACGTAGGAACTGAAGGGATCGGGTGTTTGATCGCGGTAGGCGTCGGAATAGGGCTGATAGCCGTCATCGTCGGCATTGCGGCTTTGATCGATTGGATTGTGAGGTAAATATGATTTCACTATTCTTCGCAAATCTTTGGGGCTGGATCCTGTCCCACAAAACCATCGCCATTCTCACCGCGATCGGCGTGATTCTCTTGCTTCTCCTGCTCTTCCAAACGTATTGCGGCGGGAAAGCTAAGCCGGTATTGGACGAGAAGCTAAATCAGGAAGTCCACGAGGCCATCGAGACAAAGGAACGGAAGAAAATGGAGGATGTTTTCGTAAAGGTCGAAGCAAAGCAGGCCGAGATCGACGCGAACGTTTCCAACTCCGAGGCTATTGTCGTCAATGCTCAGTATGAAGCCAAGAAAAAGGTTCAGGCGATGACCGACGAGGAATTGAGAAACCATTTGGAGGGATTGAAATGAAATTCAGAAAGAAGCCAGTAGAAATTGAAGCACGGCAATTTACTACCAATAACGATGATAGTCGCAATATGAATGAATTGGTCGCTTGGATGAACGACAGCGGACACCCCGATTCATATCCACGGCTGACGGACGCAGCGGCAGTCGCTCGACACGACCACACCTGCATTTACATCAACACCGTCGAAGGTGAGATGCGGGCAAGTGTTGGGGATTGGATCATCAGGGGCGTTAAGGGCGAGTTCTATCCGTGTAAGCCGGACATCTTCGAAGCCACCTATGATGTTGTTGCGGAGGCGTCTGCGTGAAAGAACTTATCCGATTCCTAGCCATCGTCACCGTCTGCCTGTTGTTCGCCTATAACGCCGCTGCGCAGGACGAGCCAAAGATTTGTATTAGCCGTCAAGCGGCTGAAACTTGTGCCACTAACGCCGAAAAGGTCAAGGCTCTCGAAGCGCATATCGCGACCCTTGAGCAAGCCCTCAAGGACGAGCGAAAACTCAACACGGACCTCCGCGTGGAAGTGGCACGCTATTCCGGACGTATCGAGTCCTGCGAGAAGAACGATGCATCGAACAGGGCGATCATCACGGCCATGATTCCGATGCTGCGCCCGAAACGGATCGGGTTGAATATTTTCTAAGTTTGAGCGCGGTTTTCTTTTTGCAAGCTGTGAAACAGCAAAGCTGAAAGGTGAGTGAGAGGTCTAATGGGTGTTAGGGTGACAACTCAAACGGAAACTTGTGAGGAGTGTCCAAAAGACCGTGCTCAATTCGATCTGGCGGTGAAACTCCCCGCCGATGTGCTGCTCGCAGCGGTGAAGCAGCAGGCAAACAACAGCGTCTTTTCAGAAGCCTATTGTTTGGAACTCGCCGGTGCGTACAACGATGCGGCCGAGGTCGCCAGGGAGAGAAGGCTGACACCGAGACGAGTCCCCGAGATCTTTGACGACTCGTTCAGGAATAAGGTGGAGTGAGTAGCATGGAGCCGGTTCGAATGGAACTAGCACTATTGATGAACACGATGAGTAAGAAATTCGCCACCCCCACGACGTTGACCTCAACCGTGTTCTTTATTTGCATCGCCGGACTCTTCGTGTTCGGCCAGGACGTGCGAGCTCAAAGCGCTACGCCGGGCATGACGGCCGACGATGTCTTCAAGTACTTCGGATATGTCAGTGTCGGGCTCTCAGCTCTCACGGTAGCCGTCGCCGCGGTATTCACGATCTGGCGGAAATCTGCCCTGGCTGAATGGAAGGAACTGGCCGAGACCCGAAAGGGCAAGAACGCCGAGCTACAGCTTGAGATCGCAGAACTGCAAAAGGATCTCGAACGGGCGAACACTGAACTGGAGCGGCTCGAAAAGCTCAATCTCCGGCTGCAGGACGATCGGAAGGTATAGGGGGCGAAATGTTGAAACTTGTCTGCGTTGATGATGACAAGGATGTCTCGGAGATGATGAAGATCGTCGGAGAACAGGAGCGGGTTTGGACTATGAGCTTCACGAACGGAGCTGAGGCTTTGCCGTTCCTTGAAGAGAACCAGGTCGACGTAGTTCTCCTTGATCTCGCAATGCCGGTGCTTGACGGTCTGACCGTCGCCGAAGAGATCAGGCTCAATGAGTCGAACAACCCTGGCCGGAAGCGTGTGAAGATCGCCTTCCTTACAGGCTGGCCGATAAGCGAGACGATCCATCGAGTGGCCGAACGGATCGGCACGGAAGCCATTTTCACGAAACCGATGGACCCAAACGAAACCATCGCGAAGATCAAAAGCTGGTTCAGCGCCGCAAAGATACGGAATGCTGTTTAGTTCCAAGTCAGCAGAACGACTTATTTGGGCGTTGATCGCCCTGTTGCTGCTTTCAAACTACTTCCATGTTAATTCGTGGTACGAGCGGGCAAAACTGCGAGATCAGATGGAACTTTCACGACAAATGCTCAACGCCAGAGCCGTTATCCAGGTCACACTCGCCAAAGCGGCAAAGGAGAACCGGGCACTTACGGTCGAGGAGCAGAGCAAGATCCGTGAGCTGTGGACCCAGGCTGAATATGATCGCGTGATACCTGTCGGTGAACTTTGAGATTTGAACGAGATGCCTGGAGTTGGAAAAGTTGAAAACCTGAAGCCGTTCAAGAAAGGGCAGTCCGGTAATCCTAGCGGCCGGCCGAAAGGCTCGAAGAACATCTCGACGATTCTTACCGAGATGCTGCGGAAGATCTTCCCGGAAGCGGAGATCGATCTCGGCCTGGTCGATAATGCTCTTCTCAGCCAAATAGTCGGAAAGCGAAAGCTGACGAATGCCGATGCGATCGCAGCGAGAATGATCTTCGAGGCTCTCAAGGGCGAGGCGTGGGCGGCGAAGGAGCTGCTCGATCGAACCGAAGGAAAGGTTACCGAGAAGCACGAGCACTCGAATCCGGACGGTACAGCGCTCGGTGAGCCGATCGCAAACGCAATGGCGAGTTTTGAGAAGTCACTCCTGAAGATCTATGGCGACGAACCCGAATCTTGAACGAATTGAGAAAGCTCAGTTCGCTTACTTCGCACTCGCGAAGAGGCTCGGAGTGTCGGCTGATCAGCTTAGGAACTTCCGGAATGGCGGCTACGTCGCGCAGGAAAAGCAGCTGATGTTTCACGCTGCTTGCCGGGAATGTGATCTTCCCGGCGGGCCGACTCAGGTAGGATTCGGCGGAGCTCGCGGTCCTGGCAAGTCTCACGGGATCTTTGCCCAGGTCGCTCTCGACGATTGCCAGCGGTTCGCAGATCTCAAGGTCCTGTATCTCCGCAAGGTCGCAAAGAACGCCAAAGAGCAATTCGAGGACCTGCGCCGATCGGTGCTGAAGAACATCAAGCACGATCATCGCAAGATCTCCGGCACGATCTTCTTCGATAACGGCAGCCGCATCCTGATCGGGCACTTCAAGAACGAGTCGGATATCGATAACTATCTCGGACTTGAATACGACATTATCGCGATCGAGGAAGGAACGACACTAACCCTTTCAAAGTATAAGACGCTGCGCGACTCCAACCGCACATCGAAGGAAGGCTTTCGTCCGCGTATCTACGTCTCGACGAATCCGGGATCGATCGGCCATGCCTGGTTCAAGGAGCGGTTCATCAAGCCCGCCCGTGAGAACCGCGAGACCGATACACGCTTCATCTTCGCGACCGTCGACGATAACGCGTTCATCGACGACGACTACACGAAGAAGCTCGAGGACAATACCGGCTGGAAGCTCAAAGCTTATCGTTATGGGGATTGGGATATTGCTGCCGGTCAGTTCTTCACGACGTTTCGATATGACGTTCATGCGAAAGATGGTCTGAAGGCGATTCCCGGGGCTTCTTTCTGGGCCTCGCTCGACTACGGATTCACGCACTACACCGTGTCACACCTCTTCATGCGTTACGACGGGCATACGTCCGTCTTGGACGAATTCGCCGAGCGTAAACAGCTCGTTTCGCAGAACGCCGACGGCATCAAATCGATGCTCAAGCGACACGGCCTGACGCCTGACAATCTCTCAAACTTCGTCGCCGGCCATGACTGCTTTGCCTCTCGGGGCGTTTCTACCGGTGAGACAGTTGCCGACGAGTATCAGCGAGCCGGAATCCGCCTAACGCGTGCCGATATCGACCGAATCTCAGGAGCTGCCCGCATACTGCAGATGCTCGGTGATGTTGACCGCAAGGAGAATCCCATTGAGCCGACGATCTCTATCTCCACGCGATGCGCTCGCCTGCTCGAATGCCTGCCGGTCCTTGAGCACGATCCGAAACGACCAGAGGACGTGCTGAAGGTTGACGCGGACGACGAAGGGAACGGCGGGGATGATGCGTACGACTCTGCTCGGTACGGGCTCATGGCCTCGACGGGAGGCGGCATATGGCTCTGAACCGATCCGCCAGGCTGATCAAGAAGGGTGAAGCACGACCGCGTGAGGACAAACCGCGGCGTGAATTGCTGAAGGACGAGAAGACACGATTGATGAGACGGGTACGACAGATCGAAAGGGAGCTGCAAACGACATGAAACTAACAGACTGGTTATTCGGTTCGGCTCCTCAGCCGCTTGAGCTGAAGGCAGACCCTATCAAAGCGAAGATCGATCTTCCGCAAGCCCCACCGATCGACGTGTCGACTTTGTCTCTCGGTCGATATGCGACCAGGAGCGAGGTCGTCTACGCGTGTATTGAAAAGAAAGCACAGGTCGCATGCGATCCAGAACTGATCGTCCAGACGAAGACGTCAAAAGGCGATTGGGAACGTGTTGAGGACCATCCGGCCCTGTTTACTCTGCGAGATCCGAACCCGCACGATGACGGCGAGTCGTTCTTGCGAACGTGGATCGCTTCCGAGAATATTGCCGGCACGTTCTACGCGGAGATCGTTCGCAATGGAGCTGGCCAGCCGGTTCAGCTTTACCCGCTTCGATCAGACTGCATCTTTCCGCAATACGTTCGAGGGAGCAAGGGCGACGTACTCGATTACTACGCCTACCGGATCAATGGCTACGAGGCCCGCTACAAGCCCGAGGAGCTGCTTATCCATCGACGGCACGGGCTTGGCTCGATGTATTCGGGCCTTTCACCGCTCGCCGTAGCGTTGAAGTCCGTCGATGCCGACATTGCTGCAACCGAGTATGTCCGTGATTTCTTCAACAATGACGGAACTCCCGCCGGTATCCTGAAGATCACGGGACGGAACCTCTCCGACGACGAGGCCCAGCGTATCCAGCAGAAATGGAAATCCAATTACTCGCGCAACGGAAAGAACCGCGGTGGCATCGCGGTTCTCGATGAACGTGTCGATTATGAGACTGTCGGGGCCCGTTTGAACGAGCTGGACAGCGAATCCCTCACCTCGATCGATGAGACGCGGATCTGCATGGCCTTCGGAGTGCCGCCGGTCCTGATCGGAGCTTATGTCGGACTTCGTAACGTCAATCAAAAGGCGTCATTCAAAGGTGCGATGGAAGAGTTCTGGATGAACACCATGTCGCCGGAGATGAAGGCCATCCGCAATTTCCTTACCCGGAAGTATCTGCCTTTTTTTGAAGACGAAGCGAAGATCAAAGCCGGGAAGATCCGCTTCTTTTGGGATATATCGAACGTCGACGCTCTTCAGGAAGACGTTGACGCGATCCATGACCGGATCGCTCTCGGCTACAAGACGGGCTTCTACAAGCTCGACGAGGCCAGGGCAAAGGTTGGGCTCGATCCGGTGGGTCCCGAACTAGGAGGCGAGGAGTTCTACAAGCCGACGCCTTCCATCCAATCGCCGGACGAAGAGGGCGAGGAAGACGAAAAGCTTGTGGAAAAGCGGGCCAAAAGCATCCTTGACGCCGACACCCTGGAAAAAAAAACTTCTGACTACGAGGGTCTGACCCTTTCGCGTGAGCCGACGGAGATCGAGAAGTCGATCGACCTGAAGGCGATCGCGGATTCGTTCGACCCTTCGGAATTGTTCACGGTCGTTCTCGAGATTCGCGACGAGCTTTACGTCCAGGCGGCGAAAGAGGCCGTTAGACTCAGCGACGCCGAGATCCATACCCTTTCGCTCACTCCACCGCGAAGTGCATACAAGAAGATCAGAACGCCGATCGAGGCTTCGGTTGGATACGGCCGCGAGCAGATCGCTGGAAATGCAAAGGCCCTACAGAAGAAAGATCTCTTCGATGACATTAGCCGGCTCGTTGAATTGACGGTCTCGCGCCTCATCAATTCGGTCTCAACGAACACCGTCGACGTGATGGCATCCCTTGGAGTTCTTGGAGTCGAGCGAGGAGAGATCGAGGCAGAGCTGCTCGAACGACTGGAAGAGCGAAGCGATAAGCCTTATGAGGGAATCGCACGGCAGACCACGAACACCGCGGTCAACGCCGGCCGCCGTGAGGAAATGGAAGCCCGCGCCGAACGGATCGATTACTACGTCTATTCGGCGATCCTGGATAAGAATACTTGCAGGCCATGTAGCGAAGCAGACGGCCTCGAGGCCGAACGGCTCGATGACCTGCCCGAGACACCGAACGTCGCATGTCCCGGAGGGGCAAACTGCAGATGCTTCATCATTCCAGTCTTTGCGACGGATGATGAGGTCATCGAGCGTTAAACCTGTTGACGCACACCACATCTTGTGTTCTAATTCGCGTTAAGCGGGGAATCGCCCGTTGACAATTTCATCCAGAGTCTACTGCGTCACGAACGCTCTAGCTCGCCTTAGAGGAAACACTTCGCCTGTTTCCTGTGAGGCGAGCTTTTTTATTTGCCCTATGAGCGACCGCCAATTCAAATCCCTGCCTTTCACGAATCTGAAGGCGGAAAGCTCCGGCCGAGTGAGGTCCGGGATCGCGGCCGTTTTCGGGAATGTCGACGCCGCCGGCGAAAGGATCATGCCGGGAGCATTCACGCGGACGATCGAGGGTGGGGCAAAACGAGCCCGCTTCCTCTGGAACCATTCTTTTCAACATCCGCCGGTCGCATCGATCAAGGAACTGCGGGAGCTATCCCGTGCCGAACTTCCCGATGAAGTTCTCGAAAAAGCACCTGAAGCGACCGGAGGGCTCCTCGTCAAACGCGAATACTTCGACGTTGAACTTGCCAACTGGATACTTGCTGCCATTGATGCGGGTGACATCAACGAGATGAGCTTCGCGTTTGACGTGGTCAAATCTGCCTCCGTCACCGAGCCGATCGCGGGCGATGCGGAAAAAACGATGGAGATCCGCGAGCTGCAGGAGCTCAAGCTCTACGACTGCTCGGATGTTCTCTGGGGCTGCAACTTTGCGACCGTGGCGACAGGTGCGAAGAGCGTCGACACGATACCGCTCGGCGTCGTCGCCTCAAACTTCGCGATGATCGCGAGCGAGATCAAGGCCGGCAGACGCAACGCCGATTCCGATCAGAAACTTATCGACCTTATCCACGACACGGCCATTGGACTCGGCGCCGTATGCAAGACCGAGCAGACAGAAGATGCGAAAGACGATCAACCCGAACCCGCTGTTAAAGGCACTTCACTTGATCTCTTGAAGCTGGAATTTCAACGGCTGGAATTAGGACTTTAGGAGACAAAAGAAAAATGAAATCGAGATCAGCAGAACTCAAAGAAATTCTCGACTATTACGCTTCGAAAATGGCGGAAGTCGAGGCAGATCCTGCAAAAGAAACGCAGGAACTGAAAGACGAACTCGGCAAGAAACTCGCCGAAGCGAAGGCAATCCAAAACGCTATCAAGATCAACGGCGAATGGGAAGATCTCAAGAAGTTCCTCACCGAACCGGTGACGGTCGCGAAGGCTGAGGCTATCCACGGAACGGGCACCGGCACGATCGGTGAAGAAGCCCGGACTCTCGGGGATCAGGTCATCGAGCAGTTCAAGGCCGGCGGTTCGTTGAAGGGCGTTCAGCAGCAGTTCCAGGCGAAGGGTTTCTTTACCACGCCTTACGCTGTGCCCTCAGGAATGAAGGCGACCTTCGACTCGACGGCTGCCGGACTCGACACCTCACGCAACTACGTGACGCCTCCAGGCGGTCTCGTTCTGATCGAGCAGCAGCGGCTGACGATTCGCGACCTTCTTCCCGTTGGCGAGACGGTTCAGAACACTGTTTATTTCCCGAAAGAAACTCTCTTCACCAACGCTGCCGAGACGGTTGCCGAGGAAGGCCAGAAGCCGGAGGCAACGCTCGACATCGAGGGGTCGTCCGCTCCGGTCAAGAAGATCGCAGTTCTCATCAAGGTCACGGACGAAATGTGGGATGACTTCCCGATGCTCCGCGACTATGTCAACAGCCGTCTCCGCTTCATGGTCGAGCAGAAGGAAGAGGACCAGCTTCTTAACGGCGACGGCCTTGGCAACAACATCACCGGAATCCTGAACTCGGGCGTTCAGACGCAGCCGGAAGGCTCGGACACACCCGTCGACGCGATCCGCAAGGCGATGACGAAGATCAAGAATCCGGCGTCGAATGTCGGCGGATACAATCCGTCGGGCGTCGTCATGCACCCGATCGATGTTGAGCTGATCGAGCTGTCGAAGGATCAGAACCTTCAGTATTACGGCGGCGGACCGTTCATGGGGCCCTACGGCAATGGTGCTTATGTTGCTCCGAAGTATCTTTGGGGCCTGCCGATCGTCGAGACCAACGCCATAGCGCAGGGAACCGCCCTCGTCGGCGACTTCCGTCTCGGAGCCCAGATCTTCCAGCGCACCGGCATCGACGTCAAGACGTTCGATCAGAACGAGGACGACGTGAACTTTAACCGGAAGACGATCCGTGTTGAAGAGCGTCTCGCCCTGGCGGTGTATCGTCCGTCGGCATTCTGCACGGTCACATCGATCGACTAATAGAACGGGCGGTGCAACTCCGCCCTTTTACCATGCCAATCAGGATTCATCAGAGGGACGTCATGAAAGATCTCGCATCGGACCAGAACTACTACTACGACGCAGAAGGCAACGTCACGACTGACGCGACCAAAGGCGTCAGATGGCTCGCACGGGAAGGAGCTAATGTGCTTCCCGAACATCGCGAAGCGCTCAAGGCGTTTCAGGCCGCTGGAGACAGCAAGGTAGCTCAGGCTGAAGGTGAGGCTGAGTTCGAGTCGGAAGATTCGAAGAAGGCCAAAAAGCCGGCAGCAAATAAGAAGGCAGCCCCTTCGAAAAATAAAGGAGTGAAAAGCAAATAATGGGACGCAGACTCAAGAATTACGGCGTTCACGTTCCGGTTGGAGCGTCGATCGCAACCACAGGAAACACTGACACATATTTCCAGGTGCCTAAGTCTGGCAGGCTGACTCACGCAAACGTCGGCAGCCTACTCGGTCTAGCCGTGAGCGACACCAACTACGTCACGTTTACGATGACCAATCTTGGTCAGGCGGGAGCTGGCACTACCGAGATGCTTGCGACTTCCGATCTCAACACTACGAAGTCCACGGGCGGAGCGGCAATGCCGGCAAGTGGCAAGAAGGCTCTTACCATTCACGGTACAACGGCGAACCTTAACGTCACCGAAGGCGACACCATCCGTATCCGGGCGGCGGTAACCGGAACTCTCGGCGCTGCGGTCACCGTACCTCGCTACAGCGTCAACTTCGACGCGAGCGGTGCTTAATGGCCGATTACGCAACAGTCGAGCAGATCAAGGGGCTAGGTATCCAAACCGATGCCCCTGCAACCGCTTTAACGGCTTGGGAAGATCTGGCGACCGGTGCGTCGAGGCTCTTTGACACATTGTGCGAGGTCAGCGAGGACTTCTTCGCGGAGGAGAACGGTCTCACTGAGGACCGTGATTTCGTCGGCGACGGTACTGCTTACCTGAAACTCCCGCCGTATGTCGATCTCGATTCGATCACGATCAACGACGGCACGATCGCAGTACCCGACTATACGACGGATAACGTGCCTGACTACATCGCGAAAGACGGGATGCTGATCGTCCTCGAGAAGACGAAGCAAGGATCTCTCGACTCAGCGATGTACCGGAATCGCTTCACCGGCTGGCCGGATGGATCGCAGATCCGAGTTTCAGCCGTGTGGGGCTTCGAATCTACGCCGAAGGATGTCCAGGTAGCGGTTGCAAAGATCGCATTGCATCACTGGCGTATGTCTGATCCGGTGAATGCCGACAACACGAACGCTACGCCCGAGCCACTGATCGACGGGCTGCCCGCGAGCGTCTGGCCGACGGTTGAGAAGTACAGGGAGAAATACTCACAGCGATGTCTGTTCGCCTGAACAATCCGATCTGGGACAAGGGCAAACGCCTGAACCGCTACGCCAAGGCGATCTATGCCGTCGGCGTGGAAGCGGTGAAGGACGTTGAGGAGAACTATCGAACCGCCAGAAGAACAGGCGTAAGGGCCCGCGTTCCGGTCGTAAAGTTCTCGGGCCGCGGGGCTGATCGTAAAGCGAACCGGACCGGTCGATACAAGATCGTAACCCGATCGGCATACGGCGAGACGCCCGCAAGGGTCACCGGGCAGCTTCAGAGAGGGACCAAGCTGAAGCGAGTCTCAGCATTCGCGATAAGGATCTATAACGACGTTCCTCACGCAAAACACCTTGAGCCGCCGGCAAAGCTGAACCGGCCTTTCCTTCGAAAGCCGATCGCGGCTAACCGATCGAAGTACGTGGAGATAGTTCGCAAGTCACTGCTGACATGAGATGCCGCTTCTTACCGCCGCAAAAGAACTCGCGATCGCCGCTGAACTCGCGGAGATCTTCGCATCAGCCGATGCCGAGGTGTTCACCAGGCCGCGGCAGATCATTTCGAAGCAGCACTTCGTAGCGAACACGGTCAAGACGATCCTCGGCGTTACCGAGGTCAGATATTTGGAAATCTATTGCGAAGGGATCGAGGTCCTGGACGACGACGAGCAGCAGCTCGACAGCGATTGCGTGGCCGTCAACCTTCAGTACCGGGGCCAGTTCGGCTTTCAGTACATGGAGCAGCGATCGGACCTTTCCTACTCGTTCGACGATGCCAAGGCTTACATGATCTTCCTTCACAACGCGGCGATCGATAACGGTTCGCTGCTTGTCGACGGTGTTTATCACGAGTTGTCGAGGCTGACGCAGGCGGCACCTTTGAGGATCGAGGATCACCCGATCACGGAGCTTCCCACACACATGTGGGATTTCACATTCAACGTTGAGGTCAGAGCGTAATGGCGAAGAAAAAAGTACAGGACGAACAGCCGGAGCCGAACTACATGTTCATCGGCGGATCGAAGGACGCGTCGGCAAAGGGCGTGAAGGAAGGCGAGGAAGGATTCGTCGCTCGTGAGCCGATCACGCATTTCACCGTTGCGCCGAAACGCTTCAAGCTGCCCGACGCTGACGAGCAGCTCGCCGGTCCGTTCTTCTTTGAAGGGCCGCCGCTGCATCGCCTTTTCCCCAGACTCTACAAAGCTT